TTGTTAATATTACGTTTCCTATTGAAAACATTTGTCTACCTGGAGATTGTATTGGCACCGCTCCAGGTACTGTAGCTCCAAAAGGAGATGCTCCAGTTGTACCTATAGTCATTCTTAGTCTAGAATTTAACTGTCCTCCATCGAACATATTAAATCCAAATCTTCTATTAACTCTTCCTCTAAAAACATAGGCATCTTCTAATACTGGAAATGCTTTTTCAGGAAGTAAAAAAGGTTCTTTGTCTTGTTCTAGTCCAATATCAAAATCTGATATTAAAATTTTGGTACTCATTTAATTTCCTATAATTACTACATTAACATTGTTTGTATCTACTAACGCACCACTGTTTACTGCACGTATGTTAATTGAACAAGTGTCAACTGCTTTTCCTGTTACCATTCCAGATGTATTATTTCCTCCAGTAACAATTGCAGCATAATTTGCATTTTGAAGATTGTTTGTAAAATTAATTGTATAATTTCCAGTTGAGTTGTCAGTTACATCAGTAACATTGAAGCCATCTGTAATTGCTATTGGTCCTGCTGCTGTTCCATCAAATGTACACCATGCTTTGATCGCATTTAACGGAAACTGAGAAGCATTTACTACATTTTCAGGATCAGCTTCAAAATATAGATTTGTATATCTATCAGGTCCAGCTCCTACATGTTTTGTATAAATAGAAGTTATTGGAAAAGCTTGTCCTGGATCTGCTCTTACATCATTTATAGTTACTCTTTGATGCATTCCATTATCTGCTACTGCATCTAATGCAACGTGATCAGCCGCTGCACTTGTTCCGAATTGTGCTCCTATTTGAGTAAAATTCTCTAATATTTGAGCTTGTGAATCTGTCGCAGGTGAGTCACCTGGCTGAGGTATTCCCGGTAAATAAACCATTGTATTTTATCTCCTTATGAACCGCTATTAAACGGGCTTCTACCATTAAAGAAATCAGTGTAAATTGTTGAAACCCTATTTACGGATATTTGTTTCATTGTTCTTCTTTCTACTAATCTTTTTTGTTCGTCAAATAAAATTTGTACTTTTGAATAGCTTTCCATGTCTAATCTATCGCCAAATATTTTTCTTGCAGCTCCCATTGCTATTAATTGCCACCATTCTCTAAGTTCGGGTTCATCTGCTGCATTTAATAAAGCTGTCGGAGTTACATATGCATTTATTACAAACTCATATGCTTGATCTGGCACTGGAGATAATTGAAGAGTATCGTTATAAAATAAAACAGCTTGAGGTCTAGCTGCTTGATAATTGACTGTTTGTATTCGAATTGGTTCTCCCACAGCTACATTATTCGTGAATGTAATAGCAGCAAAGGCACCTGTAGTGTAATTTATTGTAGATCCAGCAAGAACATTCCCATCAAAAGTACCTGCTACCGAATCTTGTCCTGATAAAGGATTGCCAAGATTGTCGACGGAAGAAATTAATACTCTATTTTGTTTTATTGGAATTCCAGTAATAGTTCCCGCATAAGGTCCTGCTGTACCATCTCCTGTTGTAAGTATCTCATTTCTTTGTATTTCTGGATAAAGAGTAAAATATTGCTCTCTATCTTGAAAAAACTGTATTTCATTACCACCTATATAAACAGGGGGTTCTATGCTTACTACTGTATTTGGAGTGAAATTATAAATATCAACATCTGGTTGAGTTATGAAAGTGAATGTTTCTTTAAGATTGATTAATCTTAAATGTTCAGGGAAGTCGTATAAATAAAAATCATTAATATAATTATCAATCTCTGCATCTGTAATTTGATTTGGAGAAGGATTCTTAGTTATTGTTCTTATTTTGCTTCTTATATCTGCTAATGTACTCATATTTTTCCTTAGGCTATGTTATCGGTTTCGCCACTTATAGGTAGACACTCGGCATATGTAAAAGAAGTATTTATCGTTCCTGCACCTGCATAAGCTCCAAATCCTGTCGAATCTACATTTAATGTCAAATCATTACCTGCAATACTAACTACTGAGTAATCGTTTCCATTCACTTCAGTCATTCCTGTTACATTTTGAAGGTATACAATTTCACCTTGTTTAATATTGTGACCAGCAGCTGTTACTACTGCTTGTGCTGCTTGTGTAATATTTGTAATATTAAAAATTGGTACTACAAAAGCATCCAATTCTAACGTATCTTCGTTAATTGAAAAGGTGTTAGCATTGATTACAGTTATTTCATATTCTTCTCTAGGTAGCCTCATTCCGTAATTTAAGGGTACATTTACGCGAACTATATCTCCCGTCGTATACCCATGCGCTGCCGCTGTTACAACGGCAGGATTGGCGTTTGTAATTGCTGTAACGACATGTCTCTCTGGTTCAAAATCAGCTGGCATCGCTTTACCTTAAAAATCCGTTGAGACAAACTTATATCTTACAATCGGTTTTCCTTCTACTGGCTTCCAATCTCCGCTACTAGTTTTTTGTAATACAGGATTATGTTGTTTCCTGCTATATTTGCACTGTTCGTTTATGTGTTTTGCTACACCATAAGGTATAGTATACTCCTTTCCATCTTCCATATGATAAACTCTTGTCGGTTCCCCTTTATACTTATGATATGCAAATTCTACATCGCCACCTTGGCATTCTAGATTATTAAAGACTCCTGTAACCATTCTAGAATCTTCATCTTTTGCCTTTTCTAATAAATCTTGAGCAGCTATTCTTTGCTCATCTGTTAATTTTGATCTGCCTCTTGTTGAGACTTCTCTTACAAAACTCATATTTTCTCCTCGTTTGTTAAAAGGAGGGGCCGTAGCCCCATCCATATTATTCAATGATTTATACTGGGTTTTCACCAGAATATGCCCACCAATCCATTACGTTTGTATTAGCTCCAACTACGGATGTTCCTAGTCTTAAAGCAAATACTGAAGTATTGTCTGTTGGACTTAATAATGAAGTAGCTACTTCTCCTACAGGTACAACATGAGCAGGTGTCATTCCAGCTGCTGCTTGTGCAGAAGTTGGGAATGCAAAAGCAGTAAAGCCACTTGCATCAATATCTGTTGTGAATGTAGAAGCTGTTACAGCTGTTATTTCAGCTTGTAAGCCGTTTATTTCTACCATGCCAAAATTAGCATCAGGTACATAGATAGTTACAACATCGCCTACAGAATAATTGTGAGCGACAGAAGTTGTTACTACTGCTGGGTTAGCAGCTGTAATTGTAGTAATATATCTTCTTCTTTCTGTGTATCTGCTTTGAGGTACGATTCTATAATCAACATTTGTAGCTGCTGCTGCAAATCCTGAAGAATCTAAATAACCTAATGTATAACTAACTCCAGGATTGATAGCTGTTACTTCAAAATCAATGCCACCTACTTGTAGCATTCCTGTTGTGTTAAACAGTCTTACAATATCACCAACCGCAGGATTGTTTGCATCAGAAACAACCGCAGGATTTGCTTGTGAAATAGCAGTTCCTGTAGCTACTAATGCTTGATTAGTAAGTGTGCTTTCATCAATTGCAGTGAATCCATTTCCACCAGCAGCATCAGCAGCAGCATTAAGCGCGCCTGCTCCTGTTTCTAGGATTCCTGTAGATTGACCAGCTGCATAAGTTGATCTCCATGTTGATTCAACTCTAGCATTTGGTGTTGTTCCCCATGTTGATCTATTTCTTACTACAAAATAATCAATTGGTTGTGAAAATCGTATGTCCCTAGCATTACCATCAGAGGTAAAAGAGCCAGTCGCAACTAATGTTTGTGGTGTACTCATTTTGCCCTCCTTATGCTAATGTACAACGTAGACTTATGATCCACGCGTCGTTTGTTATTCTTGGTACTTGAGCCATTCTCCAAGCAGCTGTTTGTCTTAATTCTGCTGGATCGTCGCCGTGTCCTGGCGGGTGGTAGATAAATCTAGCACTCACCCCGTTTTGCTCAATTTTTGCATATGATTCTTGTCCACCAATAAATACATTGTAAATATCAGCACCTAACAAAGAACCATTAGTAGTTACTGAACCTCTAGAACTTACGTAAATTCTAGTGTTACCAATACTTCCCCACTCAGAGCTTAATACTCCAACTTGGTTCGGATATTGAGCTTTTGCAATGAAACCATTAACATTCTCAAATTGTCCGATCATATTAGTATCAGATAATGCAAAGTATGCATCTCTAACTGGTCCAGTACCAAATTTGTCCTCACCACCAATCATATTTGTGATGAAGTCAGCATCGTTGTTTTGAAGTGTTGCCACTACGTTGTCAACGTCTGCTCTTGTGATTTCTGTAGGATTATCGCCATTAACCCCGTTAGTACAGTTAATTACTGATGCTGTACCTGCAAGCATATCTCTGATAAGCTCATCCTCTGTCTCTCTCATGCTTTGGCCTAATCTAGCCGCAGCTTCATTTAAAACCAAACTGTTACTTTCAGCATAAATGCCTACTGACCACAATATTATTATGGCGAAGGAAACTCTTCGGATTCCTTTCATGATCTTTCTTAGCCAACTATAATCATGTTCTGACTGTCGCATCTTCATATTGAAGTCTCCTTGTTCAGTCGATCAGCGCGACTTACGTCTTCGCCCCTGTCGTCCAGTTGTAGGACTTCCAAGTCAATTAAAGGAGATTTATAGACCCCATTATTTATTTTTAACAATTCTTGATAACATTCTTCTCGAAAAGAATTTTCTTCTTCAGAAACTCCTCCTCGACAATATAATGTTCTTTTTTTGTTTTTACAAAATTTATGTAAAGTTTTTGCATTTTCTTGTTTAAGTTTAAGATATGGAATACATCTTTCTATAAAAAGCGCACATTCTTCATGTGAATGAATAGAAAATCTATAATTAAATCCGTATTTACAATTAGTAGCTTTAATTATTTTTAAGTTACCATATGGAATTTTACTAATAATATAATCTAATCCTCTTATATCAGTCATAGAAAGAGATATTATTGGCAAATATTTATAAGAATTATGTACATTTTTTGTTTCTCTTTTAATCGAAAATGAACCATCAGAATCTAATATTCCAGCTACATATGACCAATATAAAGGATCAGTTGTAGGTGTTTTTCTTCTTTTAATAGAACAACTCTTGCTAACATCTTTAAATGAGTTCATTTGTATCATTTTTAAATAATCTTTTTGTCTTTTAAAAATAATTTCATCATTTAATTTAATTCCTCTTCTAAATGGATTTTTATTAAGGTAATTTAATAAAAATATCGCCCGATCTTTTTTAAGTTTTAAAAAAGGAATTATTTTTTCAAGAAAAAATTTAGATGCCTTCTTTTCTATGTTCCATTTCCAAGAATCTTTTCTTGTACTACCATTTTTTCCTGTCCAAGATTTTCTACAATGTTTGTAGCCACCAAATTCATCATAAAAATAATTAATTAAATATTTGCTTTTGTTTGTTAGCTGAATTTGAGGATAATACATTGGTGAAGGTAAAGAATTTCTTTTTGTTAAAGAAAAACTACCGTCTCCATCCATCATTCCTGCAATATAAGCTAATCTTTCCATTTTTTTATTTTCCATTTTATACCTCTTGGTTTGTTATAAGAGATATAATACCTTTTTTTTTCTTTTAATGCTTTAACTTTTCAGCACTTGTTAATAAAAAATTTATTTTTAACTATGCTGTTTTTTTTGTAAGCTCCTGTTGGTTAGGGTCTTCGTTAATCAGAGTCACCTGCTTTGTAATAATTAAGTAGGTTGCATACCAGTCTATACGGGCATCCAAGTCTACTGCATTTAGAGTCTGCACTGGCGGATTGTTCATCGCTGGTCCTAAAGGAACAGGCGCTGTATTCAACCGAGTGTATCTTCTTAAACGCATGATATCACCACTTCTCTCATCCATTTCAAAAGGCATTGCAAAAGCACCGTGAATTAGTCTCGCTTGTGGAGTACTAAGCAATTTTGCATTGAATTTTTGTTGGACGGGAGGCGGTAAAATCGTCGTTGTTGTTGTCATTTATTCACCTATATTACATCGACCCGCCCCGATATTTTTGCATTTCATCAAATAGACTTGCGTCCCCTTTAGCATAATCATTTGCATACGATAACGGACGTTGCTTGCCGAAAGTGTTTGAGCTAACGGGTTTTTTTGAATTCTCTGCAATCTTCTCTTGGCTTTCCTTGTTATTTTCAGAAGATCTATAAAAATCAGATCTTTTGATCTCCTTATAAGTTCTTTCATAAGGATTTTCAGAAAGCAAGATAAGTCTTTCGAGTTCTGGGTCTTCTTTTTTTAATTTCTCAATATTCTCAGGAGTAACAATTTTTTCGAAGTCAGGGAACTTCTGCTTAACTAATATTGGCTGTTTAGCCTTTTCTGCTTTTTTAAGTTCTTCTTGAAATATTGCTCTTGCTTTTTTTTCAGCCAATTTATCTAACTGGCCGTATGTGATAAGGTCATCTTCCTGAAGCTGAGCTAATTCATCTTTTTCATCCTTAGTAGCAGTATTGGTTTTAGTCGCTTGTTCTAATTCCCAAATTCTTCTTTGTAATTGTTCTTTTTCCTGTTTTTCTTGCTTTACTTTCTCTTCCATCTGTCGCCAGTTATATTCTTTGGTATCAGCGCTTTTAACCTCTGAATTCTCAGCAACTGCTGGTTGAGCTTCAGAAGATTCTGTATTTTCAGGTTCGACGACTTCCTGAGCTTGTACGTCTATATTTTCAGTTTCTTCCATGTTTTTTCCTTTAGGCTTGCGAGACCTGTTTACGCAAATTTATGTGGGTAATTCCACGTTTCTTCCTAAACTTCTTATAAACAAAAATATTTAATTTGCAAAGTAAATTATGAAATGTTAAATTTTTTATAAAATTTAAATTTTTGGGAGAATATCCAAGTGGCTAAAGGAAGTAGACTGTAAATCTATTGATTTTAAATCTTCATAGGTTCGAATCC